GCAGTTACTTCTGCACCTTGTAAATTTGCAAGACATTCCGCTATTGTCTTATTTTCAAACATATTGAAAATACATTTGTCTTTGTCCGCCTCTGAAAGAATGTCAACCGGTGTAATACGCTTGTTGTTTTCACGGTCGTTGAAAGACCGGAACAAAGAATTGATAGACACGTTTCTTGCCGTTCCGTTAACCTCAACAGCAACTTGAAAGAATGTATTGCCATTTACAACGCCCTTTGTGATTGTTCCGTTAAATTCGTTAATTTCAGCGGGAAACTTCAATTTGTCGCCTACCTTGATAGATTCAGGGTTCACACCCAAACGGTTTAAAGCCGCCGCAATTTCGTTTTTGCTTGCTTTCGGTAACTTCTTGTTAACTTCTTGTAATTCTGCTAAATTCATAGTTTAATAATTTATTAGTGAAACAATATCGAACGGACTTATTTACCCGTTCTTAATTTTATACGCTTGCAATTAGTTCTTTATATTCTGACATTGTGATATAACAACCTGTAAGATTAACACGAACTAAACCGTTTGATAAAATAGTGTACATAAGCTAATAATTTTAAAATGAATATTATAAAGCAAAACCAAATGATATAAATCTTTTGATTTTCTCCAAACATGGGTGAGGGGTGTGAAGGGTAACACGACTGTCGTATCCGCAATATACACAAATCTTGCAATATTCACCTAGCATCCGAGTTGGCAATATATAATATGACAACCCACCCCGGGAGTGGGAGGGGGTGTGATTTTGAGCACACGTACTTGTGAGTTGGCAATATATATTAATTTCTATTCATCTTACTAATTGCAAGCAAGCCCCGAAGGGGCGCAGATTGCCACAGCGCGTCATGAAGTTCCGAGTTGGCAATATACTTAATATTAACTGTGAATTTGAGTTGGCAATATATAATATATATTAATAATTATATTACCATTTGGTAATATTGAAATATATAACTAATTTTGTATTGTCAAATTAAATAGTAATATATTTGCGAACTTAAATCGCAGAATTTAATAACAATTAAAATTTATAACAATGGCTAAAGAAGTTAAAGACTTAACAAGTAAAGAAGTAGATGAAGTAAAAATATTAAAGACTAGTTTGTCAGAATGTCCAGTAAATACTGATTTAGGATGTAATGAATCAAAGGCAACTAACTGGGTGAAGTTAGACAATAAAACAACAGATGTAAAATTAGAATTATTAAATAAATTGCAAGACGGACTAGCTAATGGAGCTGGTATTGAATATTTAATGCAACTATCTTGCATTTATAATAACATTCGCTAATAATGAGACATATTGATAGAATTAATAAGCAGTATGAAGAGAAGGAAGTTAAATTGCTATATGATAAAGCTGTAGCGTTAATGAATCTTCTTAGTGATGAGGAATATGAACAAGTAATTACAGACAATGCAGATATATTTAAATTAGCATCTCATCCCGAGAAGGGTGAGTTCTATTTGCAAGATAAGCACAACTTAGTCCAGATTGTAGACATATTTAGTAAATTTATCAAAACTAAAGGTCTATCTAAGGATGAATTTAAAATAATGACTCTAGATGAAGTTAAAGAGTATATGGTTGATGTTATTAATGATATCACATCATTCGAACCAGATGGGCTATTCACGATAGTAAAGAACTTAGAGAAACTTCAATGATAACACAAGAAGTAGAGTTAGTAGAAGAAGCATTGTATAGGAATGCATACATATATCCAGGCTGGAAGTATTGCCTACCTGGATTACTAAAGACAATATATTTATGACAGGAGAAGAAATTATAGTAACATTTAAAGAGCCTTGGTATAATGATTATACCAGACGATTATACACTCAATTGTCTGAACAAATGATTAGAGAAGAGAGTGCATAAAGAACCAATCATTACTAATACTGCATTTGATATGGCAGTAGACAAGGCTTTCTTAGAGTTACTGCATGACAACAAGGATTTAATTAATATTACAGAACGATACAAGAACCATGAGTAAAATAGCAACAGAATTAGAAGCTAGGACTATAGGGGGGGACTCTCTCGGTAATTGATAATAAGTGCTGTACTAAAGCTAGAGCACTTGAATTAGGATGTCAGATTAAAAGTGGATTTAGTTATACTGATAATCAGTTAGTAGAGTTAGAAGGTATAGAGGCAGCTATAACTGCTCCAAATGTAATCCTTCATTATGGTTGGCAGGATATGCCAATTGATAATATACAGAACTTTAGAGTACGTTTCTCATTTGTTAATCAGAGTTCGGTGAATGGAGAACCATTTAAGTATTCTGACAATACTATGTACTTTACAATTACTCCAAGATTAAAGCAAGGAGAACAAACGTACACTAAGACTTTAGCAAACCCTCTTAAATATTACTTAGAGAAACTAGCACTTCCTAACCAAGACCCATATAATACACCTGTTTGGATACGTTTTGAGGGATACATGATGCTTAGGCAAGTGTCTCAAATTACATTAGCAGTAGATTCTCAATCTGAGAATTGGGCAGAAAGAGTAACATTCCCTTTATCTGGAAAGTGGGTCAAAATGAATAATTCTGGTAGAGTATTTAGATTTACTGGTGGGGAAATAGACCTAAACATAGAACTGTATACAGCGTCAGCGCAATGATTAAAGTAACTGATAATAAAGAAGTAAAGGAAACAGTCCTAGCAGGACTTAAAAGGAATAAAGAGAAGTATGGTAAGAAGTATTGTCCATGCTCTTTAGTAAGAGATGAAGATACAGTATGTATGTGTAAAGAGTTTAGGGAAATGGAAGAAGGGACTTGCCATTGCCAACTTTATGTTAAAACTAAAGACTAATAATTATGGATGAATTAAAGAACCAATTAGCACAGTATTTATGTAGCCAAATTCATAATGGCACTAAGGATTTGATTGAATTAATTGAATCAGAAGACCTTATTAATGAACAGTGGTATAAGAACTGGAAGGAAGAGATGAGAATCTTACTACAGGAGAAGTAATTATGATAATACTTAGTGGGAACTGTCCTAGGCATCATAATGCCATTATGTTGGAACTTACAGACTTTGATGATAGTAAAATTTCCTATCTAGAGGACATCATGTTGATACTCTGTTAGTTCCTAGGGAATATAAAGATACATTTGAATCTACAGAACTATATAAAGTATTACTGCCTAATATTAGTATAGGTGATGTACAATTTGCTAAAATATACTATTATGATTGACGTTAGAAAGACATTAGAGAATTTACATCAGATACTTCCAAACTTATCAATAGAGGACTTATTTAGAGTTCTTGATAATATAGTAGAGATTCCACAATTTAACGTAGGACAGACAACTACTATACGTAGAGATGATAGTGGCTGGAGACCATATGACACAGGTACATTTATATCTTATGCTAGTAATGGAATAACACTTAACGATGAAGGAACTTGTAAATAACTGGAATGAGAAACATCCCGAATACGTATTGGTACACGGGATGTATTCTTATGTAGACAATGGACAATCTAAGGATATGCACATGCTTACTATCTTTAATAAGGATAATGAATGTATATGTGAATATAAAGGAGAAGATTTTATTAAATTATATAATACATTAGAAGAAGAATGGGAAAGCGATTAATTAATGTTGATGAAGTGGAGGAGATAGTACCTGTCCTAGTAGGCAAATTACTAGAGAACAATTTGATAACAGAGAAACAGGCAGACCAAATCATCTGTGCAATCTTTAATGATAACTGTCTAGGAGAATATGGTGAGGGAGATGTATTAGTTCACACTTGTATGTAATTAATAAATGAATTATGGAGAATAAATTAAATGTACAGAAACTAGGATATGAAGTAGAAGAACCTGAATTTCTAAAGTTCTATAATTGTCACTTAGAGATGATTAAGTAACTTTACATACTAAATAAAAGAAGCAACCCGTTTTACATCTGGGTTGCCAGTGGATGCTAGGCACAAAGCCTAAGATAGGTTTTACGTCTACGTCTGGGTGGTCTACGCCAGTGCGCTCTGACGTGTTCCCACTTACCGAGACGGAATCTCCAGTAAGCATGGACGAAGACGGTCTTTGCTATCTCCACAATTAACACCTCCTTTCTATGATTTAATTCAATCTCGGAAGTTGAGGTGCAATTATGGTGATGCAAATATAGTAATTAAATTAATATAACAATAAATATGAGTAAAATAGTAACACAAGACAAACTGAATGAATTAACAGGTAAGAATATAGATTATGGGAAGGGAGGGGGGGGTATTGTCCTCATTACCAAACCATAGTTAGTCTCTGGGGTGGTGTAGTTACATCTAATAACTACCAACCAAACCAGTTAGTTAAAGAGGAAGATATAGTTGTAGACAAGGACTCATTTCTTATTAACACGGAGGCAGGTAGTTTATACTTTGCTGGCGGCGGTACTTATACTCAAGTTCCAGCTATAGACGGCCATGAGGACTTTATGTACATAGCTGGAGGAGGTGAAGCAATTGGAGCATTGTCTTTGCTCGGAGGACTATATGTAGTTAATCAGTCCACCAAACGGTGGGAGTTAAAGTATAAAGATACTGCAAAAACTTATGGTTATGCTTACTTGGCTAGATTCTCTACTGGCTGGGTATTTTATAAGGGAGGAGTAGGCAATAAGAAATATGTTATTATAGTATATGATAATGGCACGACAAAGGAGTTAAGCGTCGTAAGTAATGTCTACAGCATATCAACTGGGCCTTATGATTACTGCTGTGTTGGGGCATCATATCAGGGAGGAGCTAGAATATATACCTTCTTGGCTACATCTGTACCAGATTCTCTTACTTATTATACTCCGGGAATGTTTACACCAGATGCAGTAATACAGGGGGCTTATGCTTCACCAAGAGGTATAGTATATAGCACTACTAGTAATTACACATACTTTAGTGCTAATCCAACTGGAACTCAATGGACTACTGCAACCACTAGACCACAACTAACTGCTTTGACTAAAGGTTTGTATGCAAATGAAGCTGGGACTAATACATTTATGCTTATAGGAAATAATATGAAGAGTGTGTCTACAGACGGAGGTCAGAATTGGACTACCTCTACACTAGGTGCATACAGTCTTACTGATTTAATATATGTAGATTCAAATTGGTATGCAATTGGTTCGAATGGAACTAAAAGACTCCTATTGCAGAATACAGCTTCTACATTTGACCAAAGTAATAAAATACTTGACTTGCCTGACCGTTCTGGACAAGTAATTAAGATTAACGTATAATAAGTTAATATAATAAAAGCCCGAACTTAGTTTAATTACTAGGCTCGGGCTTGTTTTATTAGAAACTATTTATTCTTAAATTTAGCATTAGATACTTTAATAATATCTTCGTTATAAGCGGCTTCCGGGTCAAAGATGACTGGTTTACCGTTAAGCATACCTACATTCTCTGTGGTAATATCTCCGACTGTAATCTTGGAGTTCTTATAGGATGAATCATTAATTCTAGTCCATCCTTTAGCTTCAAACATCCTTGCCAACTCGTCAAGTACACTCATCTTTTTAATAGGCCCTACTTTGGTTTGAGTAAACACTGGATACATACCCTTCTCTCCTTCCTCTATCTACAGCTCCTGCTAGATTAATATTTCTAGGAGTAACTGTTACTTCTGGTAAAGTTACATTATTCATACCATTCTCATTAGTAACTGGCAATACCATGTTACCTCTCTTATCATAACCTCCCATATATTTAATAGGTTGAGCAGGTTCTTGATACTTAATAATACCACCTTCCTTAAAATTAAATGCCTTAATCCTAGTAGCTACATCAGTACCTTTACCTTCTTTACTCCAATGTCTATCAGAAGGATTACCTTGTCCTCTTAAGAACTTACGTACACCACCATTACCTGCTAACCAAGCCCCACCTAATAATCCCCAAGTAGAATATCCATTCTTATTAGCAAGTTCCAAATCCTCTTTACTGAATCCCTTCTCAAATGATTTGGCAAGTTTAATTGCAGCTTCTATTTGTAACTTAGGATTGTTTCTAAATGTCTCTATATCCGTATCTGCATACTGTCTAATGTTGTTATACTTCTTATCATCCTGCATGAATTGGAAATAGCCATAGGCAGGTGCTCCTGCTCTATTCTGAATTGCACTGTTAAATCCAGATTCCTGCTCTGCCATTTTAGTAAGGAATTGCCTATACTTCTTAGCTTCTGGATTACTAGCTTCTACTTCATCATAAGCCTTATTAAATGCAGCTAATCCTTTATAGGATTTAGGAGTATATGTAACTTTACTAGCTACTGGCTTATTAATTACTGGCTCTGCTGTAGGATTATTAGCTACTACATCAGTTTCATTAGTATCTCTTACTGGTACTACTAATGCTTCCGGCTTATCGTAAACTGTATTAAAGTTATATTCACTGAATGGATTAATAGGATTAGTAATGTCAGTATAATCTATTGTAGGATTACTAACTGGATTATAACTAACAAATCTCATTCCTTGTTGAGCTTTCTTGATTCGCTTCTTATAGGTTGAGCGACTTGATTTGATGAACTTCTTGTGCATATCCCTCTTACCGTTAATCTCTTCTTGTTTCTTTAGCAGAGGGGACTTCTTAAAATCAAATCTTCCACCATGTGCCATAGTTACCAATTCCGAATTTCTAACAGACTTACCTTCAATCCATATAGGATTAGATTGCTGCAATATGAAAGGACGACCTACTTTATCCATTAATGCAGCTTGTTTAATAAGCCTGACTTGGTTAGCAGTATTAGGAGAATCATTCCACCTCTTAGCATAGTCAGCAGGATTAAATTTCCACATATCTTGAGAAGTCTGTCTAAGCTTACCCTTATTCATTTGAAACTTAACCAAGTGTCCGGCAACGTCATCAATAGGACCTATATAATCAGTTCCTGGCTGCCTAAAGGTCATGAACTCTTTATCTCCCATACGCATTACTGGTTCAGCTTCCTTACCAATAATTTTACCAATCGGATTCTTTCCTGCGTATTCTGTAAATTCAGAAGCTTCTTGAAATTTCAATGGCCTACCAGAGGGTACTACTGCACTCATTTCGTATCTTCTGTTATGAACTCCAGGATAAAGCTGCTCATATCTATCCCCATGACTAAATCCTCTCCTTGCTTCATTACGGCTAATAGGTTTGATATTACTAGTAGCTTTATTAAAGAACATTCTTTTAACTACTGGATTCTCATCAAATATATATTTAGCTAATAGATTCCTACCTTCTAAATTTCCTCCACCTAGTATTGAAGAACCTGTGTAGTCGGCTGGCATTGTTTTTATATCTTGCAAACTTACTGATGCATTACCGTTAGTTCTCTTGGCAGCTTTATAAGCAGCCACTTTTAATGGTAATTTCTCTACCTTAGATAGAAATGGAGTAATTCTGTTAGCTGTTGCCATTGCTATATTAGAAGGAGTCCTTGCTTCCTTATTAAATATCCAATGATTCTTGTTAATAGGATTCCAAGCTAGGTCAGCGTCACCTTTAATTGATTTAGTTATTAACTTGTCCTTGCCAGTCTTATCTTCTAACCAATTACCCCAGCCCCCGGTAAGCTTATCCACAGTCATATTACCTAAAGCTCCTCCTACAACAGCGGCTGGAGTTGTTACTAATGCAGCACCAGCTGCTGAAGGAAGTATAGTTCTTTCTATTCCAACTAAAGGATTAGTCTCATTGGACATAGAAGCCCTGAATCTGGCTTTAGCTCCTTTAATAGGATGCCAATAGTCTCTATTTCTTTCAGCAGCTGACCTGGTATCATTAGAAGGTTCTCCACCTAAATCTACAATGGAATACTGTCTAGGTTTAGCTTTAATAGGTTCATGAATTTCTGGCCTAACTACTTTAGTATTATCGGACTCTATGGTGTTTCCTTGTTGTAGTTTAGGTATTACTTTCATTATTTATTCGATTTATCGTTATTGGTGAATCTCTTCCATATTCCTGTTACTGAATCTATGCCAAGCAATCCCATACAACACAACAGGACTGTGTCTATCATTAATGGGGCTTGAATTACGTTTATTGCACAGTATATTAACACTCCCAAGCAGACAAACCACCCTACTACTCCGCAGAGTCTCTTAGATGATATGCCAGAGTGGGATGTGAATACTTGCTTTAAGAATGTTACAAACTTCATTATATAATTACATTTATAGAAATATTAGCTGTGTCACCTCCTATATATGCCTGATTTATTGGTATTTCAGTAGTTACCCCAGATTGGCATACTGCGTTATTTGTTACACTATCTGCATCTACAGTCACCCTGTATGTACTGAAATATCCAGTGAACAATAATTTAGAGACATTAGTTGAATCAGTTGGTAAATTAAAGTGGAAGTTTCTGTCAAAGAGAGTTGCCCCTTGATAGTCTAGAGTTCCAGACCTAGGAATTGTTATAAACCCATTTGGAACTCCATCTATGTAAACATCTGCTACAAAGTCATAGGATTTAGACGTAAGCCCAGAGTTAGTTATTGAAACATGTATATTGAAGTCATACTGGAATGTTGACAACTGTATATCCTCTTCCTTAACTAACTGATTATTAGCGTAATTATCGTTAGTTTCAAGTCCGAAGAACTCTACTCTATCTCTAGTGGCACACTTGGTTGGAGTATTTGTATCTCCACCAGCTAAATTAATTAAATATTGTTCTGTTGCAATTTTATTTGTCATTTTAAATACTTGCTATGTATTGTTTATACACATAACGGCAAGTAAACCCTGTACTGGCAAATTCTGATTAGTTCCTATGATAAGTTTATCTGTTTCATGATTAGAATAGTAATTCATAGTCTTTGCATTATTTAATAGGAATGCTACGTAAGTATTACTTCCAATCACACTATTGCCAAACAAAGCTACATTTCTTATAACACCTGCTATAGGGTATACCACCATAGATGAAGCAGGAATATCTGGTGTAGCCGATGTGCTTTGACCATACATACTCATGATTGATATACCCATTGTAGTGTCTGTAGTAGTGTTATTAAAGAATATTAGGGTGCTGCCGCTTAGTGAACCGTTTAATAAATCTATAGCGTCAGCAATACCCCCCCCCGACGGTAGGTTATCATTGAACTGTTGCTTAGTAATGCATCTATTGTTCGCAACTCCGTCTAAGCTCAAGCCTTCTGCTCTGGCTTCAGCTGCTGTTACTAATTCATTAGTGTTTTCCATTATTCTTGATATTCTCTTAAATTACCAATTGTTACTTCAAATTCATCTGATTTCATATAAGGAGATATATCATCATCTTTAGCAGCTTCGTTCAAACAGAACATGTCTGAAGGAAACGATAGTGCCTTTACCCTTATTTGCTTAAGTAGTCTGGAGTGTTTGGCTTTAGACCAAACCCAGACGTCAAATATAAAATTTCTCATACTGCGATTAATGTACTTTAATTCTTAAATGTTAAGAATTACTAAGTGTAGAAGCAATCCACTTTTGATTGGAGTTTTTGTCAAGGCTAAAGTGCTGTAAACCACCTTGACTTACATTTACGTATAATGTGAATATATTAGCTATTGGAATTCCGACTATTGTCACACTAATACATGTTGGCGTACCATTAGCTACTCCATAATACAGTAACTGAAATGGGACCATGTCTATCATATTAGACTTCACAATCTCCATTACAGCACTATCAGCACTGTTAACCTCTATACTACTACTTCTACCTGGATAAATCAAATCTTGTGTTGTTAAAACTAGGGTCTGAACCCCTCCCCCCATAGACTTGAGTGCGTCATTCACTTGTTTAGTGGTAGGGCATTTGTTGTCTTCATTTTGAATTAAAGCCATGATTGTTATTATTTAATAATTCTACGTTTAATTTGCACACCTCTCTTAGCTATTAGCATAGTATTACTTCTTTTGTTGTTAGCATTACTAGCGAAGGTATTATGCAGTTTAGCTATCTCGTCATCACTAAGGGTATTAAACCCTGAAGGTATTTTAGCTCCCTTAGTTCTCATCTCCTGAATATCTGTACCTTTTAATTGCCTATTAGGGTCAATATAATAATTACCATTCGCATCTTTCATATTTACATTGGCTCCTCTAAATCCCCACGTGTCCGCATGTCTTTCATTAGGTTGGGAGCTGTACACTTGAGACTCTAATGGTGTAGAGGATTCATAATCCACTCTGTTATTAATACCAGGATTGGCCTTTAATATCTGCGGATTATTATCTCCAACCATGTGTCCAATACCTTCATACCAAGACACATCGCTAAATCTTCCAGAGAATGGGAATGAAGGAGCATTGTATGTGTATTGCAATCCTGCTGGATATGCTGCTCCCTTATTTTGTCTCATAGCTACTTGGGCAGCTTGAGTCACATTACCAACCTTCCCTTTATATACATTTGGATTAGAATAGAACTTAGAAGGTTCTACATATTCTGCCCTGTTAATTTGGTCAGTAATGTTAGCAAGGTTAGATTCATTAACTTGAGATTGATACTTAGGCTGTTTAGCACGTTCTTTATACCATTCTATAGCAAAGTCTTTCATCCCTCTAGTTTGGGCTTGATATCTCTGGTCCTCTGGCAATTTATAATTCTCTTTAGGATTAGGTCTTGCTACAGCTCCCTGTTGTGCCCTAATAATCCCTCTTCCTTTAGTTGAGATTCTCATAATATCCATTTAAACCAGCCATAGCTGAAAGTCTTCCTCTCGTATTCAGGATGTTCAGCTACATACCTAGCTTCCCTTTCAAATGATATGTTTCTATAGGCAGTGTGAGCATTGCCACTAGCTAGTAATTTAATAAACCACTCTATTACATACCATAAATAGAAGAATACTATTCCCATTTCTAACATCTGTTTTGTGTGAGTCTTCTCATGTGTAACTGTAGCTTGAGTCATTCTCTTTATATAATCCTCACTTCTAGTAAACATAATAGCACAAATATTCATAAATGAATATCCTTTTACCGGAAGTAACGGATTGATAAAGAATAGCAATCCTTTAGATTTGTCGTACTTAAATTTCATAGTTAATGCTTCCATTTAGCGGCATTTCTAGCGAAATTAGCTCTCTTCTTCTGTAACGGAGTCGCATTAGGATTGTTAAGTACAGACCTAGCATGTTCTTGAACACTCTGTCCAGCTTTCTTAGCTGATGCCGTAAATTTGCCGCGATTCTTCTTCTTAATATGAATCTTGCTTCCATTTTTATCTTTCCTTACTAACTTACTACCACATCTAAACATGGGAACCTCTTCTAGGTCCGCATCATCGAGTAACTCTTTCAGAGCCTCATTAATTCTTGATAATTCCTCTGCGTTAAATTCCATAATTAAATTACATGTTAAATCACTTTTTTATTCACAAAGGTATTGCTAAATTTGCACATTATCAAACAAATCAGATGAATTAATGATTTAAGGTGTCAATGTAAATAAGTAATAAAGAAACTAAACTATTATTAATCTCTAACCTTTAAATCAGTAGATTAATGTTATTGGGCAAACTAAAAGAGGTGTACAGGTGGATTGACAGTTGGAGTTCTGGTGTTAAGACGATAGTCATTATAATGCTTGCATTCTTGATGGTAGAGCTTCATTTCTCTTCACACACTAAAGCTATTTTAGAAGATTATAGACAGGCAGCTGTTACGGAGAAGGTATTAGCTGAGAAATATACAGAGATGATTACTCCACAAGTTAACGGGCACATAGAGCATATTCTTATGGAAGATAAGGATGCATCGAATGTCTTGTTATTGAATTACCATAATACCTTACAAAGTACACATGGTTTATCATATCGCTATTTAACAGCTCTTACAGAGAAGAGAAGAGGGTATGAAACTAAGGCAACTATTAAGATATGGAAAGAGTTGGAGTATATTAACTACGGTGATGAGCTTGAAAGGATTAATGACAATCAATTCATCAGAATGGATACTACTGAGAACTATCGTAGAACGTTCCCTAATTTAGTAGCTTTATTAGAGGACTCTGGGGCAAAATCTGCTGCGATGTACCCGATAGTAGGTATTGATGGACCAATAGGGTTAGTAGTAATTATCTATCCTAACAACAAGGAATACTATTTAGGATACTACAATTCTGTTATTGCCCCATGCATTCAGCCTTTATCTACATTACTAGATTATAACTCAATTAGGAAGAAATTTAAAATGGATTATGAAAGTAGACAAGAGGAACAAGGAAATATGTTACAACGATTCTTCCCATATGTATTGGAGTGAAATTGACAATACTATATACACTTCAGTAACAACAATGATACATGAGTTCTGTCAAAAGTTCGACAGTGATTTCTGGTCGCAGTACAAAGCATTACAGAAGCTATTAAGTGCTGAACAGTTTGCCGTGGAGAAGAAGAGACTATTAGAAACTAAACGTTTTGATAAGAAGTACTTCTTAGACATGTACGATTTAAATGAGACGGAGTTTAATTCTGCACAACAGGATATACTGGATGAGTGGTCTAAAACTAATGCCGATTCCAAGGAAAGAGGTACAAAGATTCATAGTGATTTGGAGCATCAATATCTAGGTAAGAGTTCATGCCAAATGAGAAGTTACGGTTTAGGCGGAACTTTTGAAGTTAATACTAATGAATCTTTAGAGAAGAATAACTTAGACCTACTAAGCATAGAAAGAGGAGTCTTCCCTGAATATATGATATATAGGAGGTCGGACGACAATAAGTTTAGGTTAGCAGGTCAAATTGACTTACTTATTAAGGACGGAAATGACATTTACATTGTTGACTACAAGACTAATAAAAGTATTGACGAGAAATCTTACTTTGATACCAGGACTAAGAAGAGTCAAATGATGAAGTATCCTATGAATAACTTAATGGACTGTAATAAAGTACATTATACTTTACAACTATCTACCTATGCATGGATGCTTCAGAAATTAAATCCTGATTTTGTTATTAAGAAGCTATTGCTTATACATTATGACCATAATGGTAACGTTACAGAACATGAGTTAGATTATCTTAAAGATGATGTGGAACGTATGTGTAAGCATTGGAAGAAACAGTGTATACTTGAGGAAATCAAGGAGAAGAGAAAGCCTATAGAGTTCTAATGAGCTAGTTCATAATCATAGAGTATCTTTCAAACTGGGATTTGAGATATTAAAAGTAAAGTATAATTAAAGCTCATTAGAAATCTATGGGAATTACTAATATTGTAAATGGGCACTTGAACGAGTTACTGGGTAATAACGAAGAAATAGCTAAAGCTCGTATTAGAATATGTAAGAAATGTCCTATTATGAAGGATTCGTTTATGGGGTATGTATGTAGCAGTAAACTGTGGCTAAACCCTAAAACAGGAGATATATCAACAGAACGTAAAGATGGTTATAAACGTGGATGCGGGTGTAGACTTAATGCTAAAGTTAGAGATATTAAGTCTTCATGTCCAGCATGTAAATGGTAAATGATTTAAATTATGAGTAATAACGGAACAATGGATGTAATGTTTGGGGGTAAAGGATTAAGCTTTGCCGGTGCAGATGGATTTAAAGATTTAAAGAAAGAAGCTGCTGTGGAAGCACATAATAAAGCAGTAGATACTTACACTAAAGCACTTAATAAGAACATTAAAGATGAATTGGAGAAAGCGGAGGAAGTAACAGAGAAGATGAATAGTATGGAAATTATGCCTATTAATTCATACGTATTGGTTAGACCTTATGCTAAGAATCCGTATCAAAAGATAGAAGTGACTAAAGGCGGACTTATTATACCAGAATATGACGGAGCATTTAAGAATCCAGACACTGGAGAGAAAGATACAGAGTATCAACTTTCAGTTGTAGCTAATGTTATAGAAGTAAGTCCTTTGTGTAAGTTTATTAAACCGGGAGACGATATATATTATAGACGTTCTTCTGGAGTACCTGTTCCGTTCTTCAGACAAGGATTTGAAGTTGTAGCTGAACAGCAAGTACAGGTGGTTATTAATGAAGGTTTAAAAGAACGATTTAAGAGTATAGAATAATGGAAGAGAAAGTGTTTTATCAACCAGGAGATGTAGTAACATTAAGACAAGACATCCCATATAAACCTCAGATGATTGTAGTTAAGAAAGAGACGATGACGTTTAGACCATCTAAGGATGAGAAGAAAGATGAGTATTTCAAAGGTATTAGATGTAGATGGTTCTCTACAAGAGGAGAGCTACAAGAAGCTATCTTTAATACTAAGGACCTTTTGAAAGTAGAGAAATAATTAGTGTAAATTATGGAGGCTGGTGTATATTTAATAAGTAATAATGTTAATGGCAAGTGTTATGTTGGTAGTACAATACACCTTGACCAAAGAAGAAAGGAGCACTTTAGTAGGTTAGCTAATAACAAGCACATCAATGCTCACCTACAAAATGCTTATAATAAATATGGTAGAGAAGCATTTGACTTCGAAATCTTAGAAACTGTGGATATAGATGATAACATAAAGGATAAGTTATTAAAGAGAGAACAATTCTGGATTGATAACCTTAAACTAGAGTATAATATCCTACTTGTCGCAGGAAGTAACCTGGGTTATCATCATACTGATAAGACTAAGAAGAAAATAAGTGAGTCAACTACTGGAGTTAAGAAATCTGACGAACACGCTAAGCACATTAGAGAAGGGCAGTCAGGTAGAGTTCTAACTGAAGAACACAAGGCTAAATTGTCTGAAGCTGCTAAGCATAGAAAGTCCCCATCAAATCATGCTATTATAAGTATTGATGGGGTTATATATAACTCTCTAAAGGAAGCATCTGAAGCAACTGGAGTTAAATATAATACTATTCAGAAGAGACTCAGGAATCCAAACTTCGGTAATTATTACTATGTTAAATTTGGAAACCAACCTCCTAAGGATTTAGTTAAAGTATGATAAGTATGTTTCAACAAGGTGGGCAGGACGACCAAGAGTTGTTCTCTGCCTACCTTATTAAGTTATTTAAGCCTAAGTCTCAGCAGGAGTTTGAGGATACTATATCCAAACTCTCAGAGAGGGAAATTAATGAAATCTATAAACAATACAAGAGTATGGAGAATAATCAAACTGTCATGGCTAAGATGGGAGCCAAAATTAACTACATTAGCAGATTGCAAGGTAAGTGTCCAGAAGGTTATGAGGTAGAGAGATTCATGGCTGGAGGATGTGTTAAATGTAGAAGGAAAGCAATGGCTGAAGGCAGTAAAGCTATGGACGTATTCAAAGATAAATGTGGAGGTAAAGCCAAGAGACGCATTAAGAAGAGCGAGAATGGTGATAAAATAGCAGTTAATAAGACTGATACTGTACACACCAGTAAGGGAGTATATAATGTTAGTAATAAGAAGCTCCCTTATAAGAAGATGTCCAAAGCAGATTACAAAGGACTACCTTTAAAAGACAAAATGAAAGTTGATATGAAAGACCAGGCCAACGGCAGAGGTGCTAGCGGAGCAGGTGCAACTAGAGGTAGTAATATAGGTAAAAAGTTAAGCGGTGGCACTATTACTTCGTTCAAGTGCGGAGGAATGGCTAAGAAGAGAATTAAGAAGAATATGGGCGGAACTGTTAGCAATAAATGGAGTATTCCTAGTAAAGCTAGCGGTGATGCTATTAAACACATTAAAGGTGGACCAGGCTCAGCAGATAGCACTAGAGAAATGAAATTTAATGGGTTTCAGAGGAAAGCACTAGCTGGTAAGCCTTATAAAAACAAATAAATATGAAAGTATTCCTATTTGATAATGGTACTAATTCGGTGATTGTGAATGAGCCAGAGGTTCTTCTTATTAAGGAGTTCACAGCTCTATGGACTAATGAAAGGAATAAGACCAAAGAAGACCCTACGGGAGTTTGCAAATCAAGAGCTTATAGAGAGCTTGTTTACATATGGCTAATGTTAGATTGGGCATCTCCATACTCTGATTATACAGAACAGGAAAGGCATCAAGCATGTCTTCAGGATGCTAATTTAAGTGAAGAGGAATGGGCAGACCCAATCTTCAGAGCCGCATGTAGGAAGTACAGAGATATTCAAAACGAATCTAGAGCACTTAAACTCATTAAGTCTGCTCAAAGTGTAGTTGATAGAATTACTGATTACTTTGACACCATAGATTTATCTGAAAGAGACCCAGTTACTAATAGACCTGTTTGGAAAGTGGCTGATGTAATGAAAGAAATGCAATCAGTTTCTAAGGTTATAGAAGAACTTAAAACTCTTGAGTATATGTACAAGAAAGAGCAAGAAGAAGAGACTGGTATCAGAGGTGAAGGTAAGAAAGGACATTTAGATTAATTATGGCTGGACGTGGCAGACCTAAGAAGAAAGTCGAAATTCCAGAAACAGTTCAAGAGTTAATACAGAGAGTAGAGCCAGAGTTAATAGAAGCTGTTCAGCATATAAATCCTGTCATAGAGGATAATTCAATTAAAACATCTAATGTTGAATGGGATGTATCATTAGATACTGAGATTAAGCATTTCGACCCTACTCTATCTTATGAGCTGACTGGATATCGACCAGTGGATGAAGAAAGAGGATTGGATTTTAATCCAGAGTGGTTCACTGAAGCTAGACAGATTAAACTAAGAAACGGTAAATACTGTGCTTATCCAGAGGGAACAAAGAAGTATAATGACTTTTGGGACGAAGAGGTTAGAAGATGTAATCAAGGATACGAATCACATGGATATAGAATTACAGGTGATAATTACTTCTTCCTTAATTATTATAGGTTGAAGAATACTGATGTATCTCAAGCTGGTGCTGGTCGTGAAACTACATTCCCTTCATTCTTTAGTAAGCAGTATGAGTACTTCCATTACATAGAAATGTGTGAGAAGTTGAAGAAGGATGTGTGCGCCCTTAAAGCTCGTGGAGTCGGTTGACACAATAAACTAAAGCCGACTATAAATTCCGCAAAATCGGTGAAGACTAACGTGATTAATCACTTATTAAATTTAATATTATAACTAAGAAGGAACAATTAAAATTTATTGAGGATAACTATCCCTTATACAACAATCATATATCTAACAGAAGAATAAGACATACATTCTTCGATACAATCGAAACTGAACTACAAGCTTATCTGCTTGGATTTTATGCCGCTGATGGCAGTATTGATGAGAAACGCAAAACCTTAAGAGTTCATTTGCAGTCTGGAGATTCTGAAATAGTGTACTTATTTAAAGATAGTATAAGTCCAGACGCTAGAACGTTTACCGTAGCACCACATATTGTAACTGGGAGAAACGGTATGAAAGTAAATGCCCATGCATCATTTGGAGTTGACATTACTAGTTCCAAATTATGTAATGCCTTAGTAGACTTAGGGATAGGATATAATAAAAGCGTAGCAGAACTCAAAATTCCAAGCATTCCTGAGGATCTTGTGAAACATTTCATCAGAGGTTATTTTGATGGAGATGGGTGTATTACTGGATGGTTAGCTACAGAGAAGGGTAAAGCTAACAGAGTTAGATATAAGTTTGATATATGTAGTAAAACAATTACTATGTTGTCTGATATACAGAAGGTTCTTTCTAAGAATGATATTAATGTAAATATTAATTATCTTAAACGTGATGATATGTATAGGATATCTACTTCATCTAAAAGCGAAGTGAGTAAACTATATCATTATCTATATGATGATGCTAATTTCTATTTATCAAGAAAGTTTAATAAGTTTAGTTACTATGTTAATACCGAGGTAAGTCAGCTCATCGCTGACCACCGTAACGCGCAGGAGGTGAACGTTAATGAGAGTAATAATCCTCCCACGAGTGCGGAACATTCTGTAAAAGAATGAATATGTGCGCTGACCTTATAGGAAACTATAAGAAGTATAGGATAAAAAGCCTATACGGTAACAAAGTGTTTAGTGAAATTGCAGCATCTTTAGGAGTTAGGTTATATACAACTGTTAGAGGTTCACATACAGTATATGTAGCATTTACCGAGAAATTCGTTAGTGACGTGCTTCGTAAATGCTGGGAACAGCTTGAATATTTAAATGCTGATACAGAAGGCGGCATGAGACATCTAAGACAGAAGTATAATTCTGATATGCATAAGAGAGCTTCTCTTCTTACTAAAGACAGAGAAGAATTTGGATTCATGTCAGACATTATTGGCTTCGTAGTAGATGTTCCTCGTAAACTCCGTGGAGACCGTGTGGATAGATTGTTCTTTGAAGAATCTGGTTCTAACCCAATCCTAGTAAAGACTTACTTACAGAGTACAGCTCTTGTAGAAATTCTAGGTAATAAGTTTGGAACTAGATTTGTGTGGGGGACAGGTGGAGACCAGGGACCTGCACTTGACGGACTTAGTAAGATGTTTTATAATCCAGCTGGATATAATTTCTTACCTTATAAACATAACCATACTAAAGACGGGTCTTATGCTTTTACCTCATTCTTCATACCTGCCTATACATTCGTAGCAGCAAATGGATATGTAGACGATAGAGGAGTTACTAATACTGCGAAGGCTAAGAAGTTCTATTTAGACCAAAGAGAAGCTCTACTAGCTAACCCGAAGGAGCATTTAATTGCATGTGCAGAGTTCTGTTTTACTCCTGATGATGCTTTGGCTCTTGAAGGAGATAATCAGTTTAATACTGTATTGTTAAGTGAGCAACTTGCTAATATTAAATTACATAAACTGGGACCACATATTGATGTAGGCCAGTTAGAGTATAATTTTACTAACAACCAGCACACAGAGGAAGCAATTGATAGTGTAAGATTTGTTAGTAATCCTAAAGGTAAGGTTAAGATACTTGAACATCCGATTAGAGGAGAACATGGAGCTGTACCTAGAAATTTATATGTTGCTGGTATTGACGGTATTGATATGGGTGGTGAAGACACTTCTGATAAGACTCAAGACCCTTCTGATTTCTGTGTAGTAGTTAAAAAGAGAGCTTATGGGTTAGATGAACCTAAAATAGTGTGCTATTATAGGGACAGACCTAAGACTTTACGTGAAGCACATATGACATGTCTTAAGATATTGCAGTATTACGATTGTCAGGCTGTTCTTGAATCTACTAGAATGTCTACTCTGCAATTCTTTAGAGAGAAACATAAAGAGAATAGACATTTGATGAGAAGACCTAGAGCTACTCAATCTGACATACAAGGAGGTCGTAGTAAACAATTCGGAGCTCCTGCTACTGAAGTAGTAATTAGGCATCAATTAGATTTAATAGCTCAACATATAGAAGATTATTGTCATAATATATGGTTTGAAGAAATTCTAGAAGAAGCAATTAAATACAGTTATGAGAATAAACGTAAGTTTGATATTATAGCTGCATGGGGTATGTGCGAACTAGGAGACGAGGAATTAATGGGGGTAGTTCCTAAAGAAATGGACAGTCCTAATAACAAACTAAGACCTTTCGGTTATTGGGTTGACGAAAGAGGAATTAGACATAAAGGAGTTATTCCAGAGAAACAACAGATAGTACCTAAGTTTAATTTATGGCCTACACAATACGATGACCCTACAAGAATTAGAAGTAGCAATCAGAGATTTATTCAAACAGATTTATCATAAAGAATATGTGGCTAAATTAAAGCTAGAAGAGCTACAAACTGCCGAGGGGACACATAGGGGTTATAAGTTAACACTTGGCATGAATAATATAGACAAGCCACTTATTATATCGTTTGAAGGTGGTGAAGTAGCATATCTTAAATTTCTTAGACAGGAATTAAGAGATAGAAGATTAGGCGACACACATTATTTCCTAGGATATAAACAATATAACGGATTAGAGAGTTGTAATGAGTGCACAGAACAGGAGTGATGAGTACTTAATGGAGCATATTGATAAGGCAGTGTCAGAATTAGTATTTCCTAAGTACAAATTACAGAAAGCATATAATTATTATAATGGATATAGAGATGCCGAACAATATAGGTATCTAGAAGAGAATTTCGGAATAGGCAATCCTACTTCTATAGAATTCACTCCTCTTATCAGGAAGCATGTTGATGCTTTACTTGGAGAATACCTAGGTACTCCATTACTGCCTAAAGTGTCATGCAAGGATAAAGAAACTATATCTAAGATATCTAGAGATAAGGAATTACAAATTAATAAAGAAGTATATCAATACTTACAACAACATCTTAACAATCAGATACTAGCGTTCTTAGGAGGACAAGAAGTAACTGATAAGGCTGTAGAGGCTCAACTTAATAAGTTAGTAGAAGATATTAATAACAGCTTTGTTAGCGAGTATGAAATAGCTGCACAGAATGTTGTGGAATATATAATTCAATCTAGAGATATTAACTTACTTACTAAATTGAAGAACCTGTTACTTGACTTACTAGTAACTGGCATGAGCTTTTACCAGGTTCATCCTAGTAGGAAGAGAACTAATATAGAAATAGAGGTATTAGACCCACGTAATGTATTCGTTGATAGAAATCCAGAATCTGTATATGTTAGAGATAGCTACAGAGTAGTTATTAGACGTTGGTTAACTAAGCAACAAATACTTAATAAATATGGTCCTCAACTAGATACAAGTAGCATCAATGAATTAGAGGAGATGTTTGAGGGATATTACGATAGTAGTTATATATATGTACGCGCCATGAGCAATCAAGCTACTGGAGCTCCTATTACAGACGGACTCGAGGCGGGTAAAGAAGTAATACCCGGATTCCCTACCGACTACTATGAGACTTACAATTATAAGTTAATACCTGTGTTTGAAGTTGAGTGGATTGATGTTGATAAAGAAGGAGAAGATTATGTAGAGAATAGATATGAAGGAGTTAAAATCGGAGAATCTATTTACATTCTTACTGGTAAGTCTCCTGATGTAGTTAGAACTAAAGATAATCCTACACACTGTGGATTGTCAGTTAATGGTTTGTTCTTTGTAAACAGAAGTAACGAACCATATTCACTTGTGCTTGCATGTTCACATCTTCAAGACAAGTATGATTTGATTACTTTCTTTAGGGACAATGTAATTGCTAATAGTGGTACTAGTGGAGACTGGATTGACTTTAGTATGCTACCTATGGCTCTTGGTGATGATTTGACTGAAAGATTGCAGAAATTCATTGCCTATAAGAAGACTGGTGTGGCTCCTATTGATACTTCACAAGAAGGTAGGGCATTTAACAACAATACTTCTTTTGCTGGATTCGATGACTTATTAAAAGCTGATACTATTCAGGCATTTAATATGGCGTTGCAGATGTTAGAAGAGCAGACATCGTCTATTACTGGAGTGTTTAGAGAGAGATTAAATGGAATAGAAACCAGGGATGCTGTTAGTAATGTTAAGGCAGGTATGAGAAATTCTTATATCATTACTAAATCTTACTATCAGCAAATGGATACTTTGGCAGAGGATATTCTGATTGATTCTCTTAATTGTGCTAAGAAGGTATGGAAACATAAACCACTTACTGGAACTTTAGTGCTAGGTGACAAACTACAGAAAGTGTTCACTGCTCTCCCTGAACATTTTACTTTTACTGACTATGATATTCATGTAATAGCTAGTAGTAGAATTATGGAGGAAATGCAGAACATGCAACAATTAATGATTGAATTCATTAAGAGTGGTCAATTAGACCCAGACATAGCTATGGAGTGTATGACTGCCAGAAGTATGACTGAACTTAAGTCTAAATTGTCTAAGGCATTTCAAAAGAGAAGAGAAGAAACTCAGAACACTGCACAGATGCAACAACAGAACGAAGAGCTACAGAAACAACTTCAAAAGGCAGAACAAGAGAAAGAGCAGCTTAATAATAAGATTGCATCTCTTAATGAAGCTAAGATTGCTATTGATAGGCAGAAGGTTGAATATGACTATGAGATTGGCCTTATTAAGGCTAACGCTGATAGAGATTATAAGCAGAGTACTTCTGACAATGACACCAAAAGAACAGATATTGAGATAGCCCAATTGTACGATGGGAATCAGCAGAATAACGAAGTGAAGAACGTATAATGGAATTAAAAATTAAAGTTTGCACTAACGATAGCTGTAAGGTAATCATACTTGACGATACTGGTACAGGAGAGAATGGCTATTTGCCTGAATCTTCTTCAGTCATCGTCAAGAACAGATTCAAGTACTCTGACACTGTATCTATTGATGTCTTACAACATAATAAGGCAGATGGGCCTGAAATACAACTTCCTGTTTACACTTTACATGATGACGGTAATAAGTCAGTAACTATGCCAGTAGGGTTTGATGGGTGGTTTAATGTATATCATATAGTTCTGCCGACTAAAGATTGGTTTGATAGAGAGATAGGTAAAACGGCTGGTTCCGCTGTAACTATGTATGCCACTGTGTACTATTCGGACGGCATCTACATCTATAAGTATTTTAATGGCACATCTACGACCGTAACTGTAGATGAGATAGTAGAGAGGAACGTAGAAGATACTACAATTTCTAGGACATATAATAATTACGTGTCTATTTGTTTTCTTAAGAAATGTTATATATCTTTGTGCCAGCAAATATTTAATAGCAGAGGTTTCAGTAAATGTTGGAGTAAGAATGCTGTAGCGGCCGAATTATCCTACAAGAGAGATTTAGTCTGGATGGCTATTAATGTAATCAAATATATGGTTCAATCTAATCAGTTAGCTGAAGCTGAACGAATCATAGAACAAATAGGAGGTTGTAATGGCTTGTGTAAATCAGAATACAGCAAATGGCCAGAGCAAGGCTGTGGATGCTCTCAAAGATAAGGTGATTTGTGAATACAAAGAACTGCTTAAGTATTTAGAACGGGGGCATAGATATGACTACCAACTAATTCTCGAAGAGATAAGTCTCATCGAATTGCTAGAAGAGAATGAAGTTAATAGGTCTGAATTTGTAGAACAATTTTATCTTAATAATAAATGGCAGATAACTCTATTTTAACACCAGGTGGTTCTAGAAACGAATGTATCAATCCTGTTAACGAACAAATTGATACTTCACAATTTCTGAAAGTAGATTACCGCTTAGGGGAGTTTGAGAGTGAGTCAGATAAACAAATTGCTAGAATTAATCTTGGAGCTGCTGGCATTAATGATGTCTATGATAAGACTTCAGCAGATTTAAAGACATTAGAGGCAGTTAAGACCTCAATGGATACTCACCTAGCTACTGAAGACCCACATAATATAATTCCTACTATAGAAAGTAAACTGGAGGGTTTTGTTAAAGAGGATGGAACCACACCATTCTTAGCACCTCAAACAGGTGTTGACCCGTTGACAGACTTTCATTTAACAACCAAGAGATTCGTGACTGCTTTAATGGACAGTCATTTAGCTAAAACAGACCCACATAATATAATTCCTCTTGTAGAGGAAATACTTAAAGTATATGTAACTACTGACCAGATTTATAGGAAGGTAGAGTTATATACTAGAGAACAAGTTGACGACTTAATCAAGAATTTCGTTAGACGTGACGGAACTACTGCATTTTTAAAACCACAGTTAGGAGTTACTCCAGTAGCTGATGGGCATCTATCTACTAAGAAATATGTAGATGATGTAATGTTTAAACATTTAGTTGATGCAGACCCTCACGGATTTGTAACGTTACTTAATCAGAGACTAAACAACTATTTCAGGAAGACTGAAACTTACTCTAGAGCAGAGACTTATTCAAGAGCTCAAATTGATGCCATTATTAATCAATTGGTAATTGATGCGGCTAGAGGGGCTATTGAGGAACATATCAATCAATATGACCCTCATGGAACTCTTAAAGAAATCTATAGTAAGCATTATGTGCCTCGTGATGGTTCAGTTCCATTTACTGCCCCACAGAAGGGAGTAGATGCTGTAGAAGATGACGAATTAGTAACTAAGAGACAACTGGATGCTTCTATTGTAGAAGAGCCTGTTTGGATTACTAGTGGACCAGTTCAGACTACAGTAGGCTTCGTTGAAGATGAAACTGACCCAGGAGAGAAATTGAATCTTCAAGAGGTTATGGATGCAATCTTCTACGGTAAATCTGTAGATGTTAAAGCTCCTGCGTATGCTTTACTAGGTTCTATAGTAGACGTTGAACTATTCGTTAGAGGTTCTACTGGAGTGATATCTTATGCTGAATTATGGCAGAACGATGAGCTTATTGGAACATATACTAAGGATGATTTCGAACTAGGACAGTTGACTGTAAAGAGTTTACCTATTAACGAAGAAACTACTTTCACATTTAAAGTGTTCTATCCTAATGGTACATATCTGGAAGCTAGTTGTACTACTAAAGTAGCATATGATATATTTGTAGGAATCTTACCTAAATGGTATGCAGCCTCTAATGTTAATTATGATTACTTACTTCAGCTAGTTCAATCAGACTCAGAGAACAATAGCATTGACAGTTCTGGTGACTTAGTATCAGAAATCAAACACAAATATAATTTCTCAAGTCCTAAAGAGCTTAAGCAAATATTTGTAGCAATGCCTAAGGAATATCCAGACTTAGTTCAAATGACAACGCCTTCTCAACAGTTTGGTCTTGAATCGTTTGACATTATTAGCGATATCCCATTTGAAATTCCTGGATTGTCAAATAGTAAAATATATAAGATATATGTGTTCAAGGAGTCTCTAGTAACTCTCAACTTGGAGGTAACATTTAAGTTTGACCCAGCTAACATTTAATAAGTATGAGAGCATATAGTGAAATTATAGCAAGTTTTAGAAGAGGTGGTCCATTCCCTATAGAAGCTGACTATATCTTCGAAACTGAAGCGAAACTGAAAGAATTTTATTCATCTCCTGAAGAGAATGCTATTTTACACAAGGGATTGTTAAAGGTAGTTGAAAATGACGGAGATGGTAATCAAGCACTATATTGGGTCACTAGAAAGGAGACTAACGATGAGTTAGAGTTTACTAAACTTATTACTTCTAAGAGTGATGAAACTATAGCTGACTTGATAACTAGATTAGAGCAGGAAATTAAAGATAGAAAGACAGCAGACGATGCTATCTGGGGAAGTGTTGACCATACTAGTGTACCAGAGGACTTAAATAGTCTGAAGGACATTGCAGAGGAAATTACTAAAATTAGAGAGCATCTAGGTAATCTAGACAGCACTGATGAGGGATTACAGAGTAATATTGATAAGGTGCAAGCCGAACTCGATAAGACACAAGAAGGAGTAGGTTTGGGAGAAGACGGAGCTTATGTTCCTGATACTGAAACTACTTACCTTAAAGACTCTACATCTGTAATGGATTCTCTGCGCAAGCTAGACGAATTAGTGAATCATGCTATTCACTTTAACTGGGTTACACTAGAAGATACTCCAAGCATTGAGTTAGATATTGATAGACAGATTACTGGAACTACAATATCTGGTAATGTTAAGGTATCTACTGATAGTGGTAACGGAATTACCATAAAGAATGACGGTCTATTCTATAAACTAACTACTGAATATTTAGACGGACTCTTAACTATTAAGGTTAACGATAATGTTATAGGACAACATCAAATTGGTTTGTCAGCTATTGTAGAGGACGCTAAGTATGACCCAGATACGGAAGAGCTAGTTATAGTATTTAAACTTCTAACTGGTGATAAGCAAGCAGTTAGGATTCCAGTTGGAACTCTTATTAGAGAATGGGAAGTTGATAACTCTATTCCTGATAAGGTAGTAGAATTGGAGAAAGTGTTATCATTAGGAACTGGCGCTGATAAGCTTTCTGCTGACGTTAGGTTGCATATAGCTAAAGATAACATCTTAGTAAAGGAAGGAAATGCTCTGTATGTTAAAGGTACTTCCGATAACATTACACATGATTCTAAAGCCTTGGATGTTGTTATTAGTGAATTACAAAGTGATATTGATAGCCACCTTAAAGATTTCAACAATCCACATAGAGTCACTCCAGCACAGATTGGAGCCATTTCTTTGCCCGAAGTTGAAATTCTACTAAAGTCTAAAGCAGATTTAGTAAGCGGAAAGGTTCCTAAAGAACAACTTCCAGATGATATAGGTGGTGAAGTAACTTGGATTGACGTAGAAGGTGATGAAGAAACAGTATCCTAATAGGCCCGCTAATATGAGCCAGTTGGACTATTTGTGGACAACATATGGCCCATATACGGTGTCGGACTCAATAGACGTTGAAGACTCTATTCCTTCTTCTAAAGCTATCAAAGATGCTATTGCTACTCAGGTAACTGGTATAGTAGAACTCGATACTCAAGAAGAAGGTAATAAGGTTAGAGTTATAGGTAAAGGAGGAAGTGGCGAGGAAATATCATCAATCCTTCTTGATAAAGATACTAAGATAGTTTCGTTTGAAAGACATCTTATAACACAAGAGGATATAGATAACGGATTCGGTAATGCACTGAATGAGGAATGGCTGATACTTACTGCTTCTAATGGAGATAGATTTGAAGTGTCTCTGGAAGACTTTGTAGCTAAAGGACAAATAACTAATACTATTATTACCCAGACTAAGAACGGTAATATTGCATCAGAGTTAAAGATTAATAATCCAATTACTAATAGGTCTGTAGATTTATTAGCTTCAAACTTTGGAGTTAGGGCAGACTTAGTAGTTGATACTGATGCTGATTCTAATGTAGTTATTACTAAAGGTGATAAAGGAGTTGTTTGTAAGTTTAGCTGGGAAGGTACTGAATCGCCAGTAAGAATACAGGCAGTAGATACTTATGATGAGTATTTATTATTAACTGTAAACCCTACTACTATTTATTTCATTAAGGATATTAAATCAATATACTTAAATGGAGTTAAATATGCATCTGAAGGCGGAGGCGGATTAGACCCTGACTTGTATTATACTAAATCAGAAACTGATGCTCTTATATCTAATATTGAAAGTGACTTAGACAATAAAGTTAGTTTGGTTGATGGTAATATAGTATTAGAGGAAGGTCAAGGAATTGTGGTTAATCGTAGAGACGGTGTTCAGAATTTAATATCATCTGACAATTCCGGAGGGTTTAAACTTGGTAATGTTAATTCTTATCTGGAGATATACACTAATACAAGACCAGCCGTTGTAGTAGGGGAAGACACTGATTCACTTGCATTAATGTCAGACTTGACTTCTTATACTTGGAATGAAGTAACTACTGCTAAAGCTACCAGACTCGCTGATTTACCAGAGAGTTATCCAGTAGGAACTTTAACAGTTAAGCATTCTGAAGGAGAAGTTAGTTACGACGGTTCCGAAGATGTATCTATTGACTTAACACATATACAACAATCAATTAATACATTGAAAGATACTATGGAGTACTTACTATCTACTAAACAAGATAAGCTTGTTAGTGGAGTTAACATTAAGAAGATTAATGGTAAGTCAGTACTCGGTAATGGAGATATACTTATATCTTCTGATTCTACAGCTATTAGATATAAGGGGTCTATAGCTACTCGTATGTATTTACCTTCTGCTCCAGAAGTAGGTGATATTTACAACGTTATTAATGACGGTGCTAACTATGCTTGGAATGGAGAAACTTGGGAAACATATGGAACTATAACTCCAACTGGAGTAGATTTGTATAAGAATGCCAGTGGTGAAATAACTGGCGGGGAGGTAAGATTCAGTGATAATACTGTGCTCCCTATTAACATATTTATTAAATAACATCATTAAATTTTATGGCACAATTAAAATTTTACAGAGGGTTAAAAGCCAATTACGTAGCTGAAACTACTCACAAGGATGGGATTTACTTTGCTACAGACACCAATGAAATCCTTATGAATGGTAAGGCTTACACAGGAGCTCTAGCTGCTGGTAAAGTCGTTACTAATGTAGCCTTGTCTTCTGATAAAAGCAAACTGGTCATTACTTACTCTGATGCCACTACAACAGAGATTGAAGTAGGTAGCGGTAAGTATACATCAGCTATTGAAGACAAAGATTTAGCTATGCCTAATGCTGTCGGTGGTATCGCTAAAGGAACTAAGGTAAGTGCTCTGGAAGGACAGACATATGATTATATGTGGGATGAACTGCTGTTCCCTACTATTAATCCTACATTTACTGCTCCTACTGCAAGCATCTCATTTAAGAGTTATTCAACTCCTCGAGAAGTTGGAGCTACTGCACCTACTGCTGCTAACTTCAACACTAGTCTTAATAAGGGAGCTATTACCTTAAATGGAACAAAACAAGCAGACAGGTCTGGTAACTTAGATGCAGATAATTCATTTATCTTCGTAAATGGACAAGGATCTAACACAACTCTGCCTACTACTGTAACACTTGGTAATACTACTTATACTTATAAGGCAGCTTATTTGCAAGGACCTCAACCTAAAGATAACAAAGGAAACAATTATAGCACTCCACTTGCAGCTGGTTCGGTTAACTCTTCAGCTATCATACTTAATGGTACATATCCTTGGTATGCATCTACAAGTACAGCTTCTTCTGGTACGCCTGTGGTTAAACAAGCTCTTATTGCTTGGAATGCTTCTACTGGAGCTATGACTACTCCTAGATTTGAATTACAACCTTCTGGTACTCTTCCACAGGTATTCAAGCTGCCAAGAGCTGTCACTCAACTTCAAATGTTGAACACAGTATCAGGTAACATGGAAGTTATAGGACTTAGTGACTGGACTAAAACAGAAGAAGAGATTACTATTGGAACCACACCTGTAACTTATTCAGTTTACACTTACAATGGTTCTACTAGAGGTTCAGTAACTTTAATCGCTAAATTCTAATTTGACATATGGCAAGAAATAAAGGTACATTCCAATTTGCAGCCAACTTTGAGGTTAAACTTCAAGGTGCTTTAGACCCAAGAATCTTAGTAGATAATAAGTCTGAACTTATTAATAAAGAGACTTGGCCGTATGATGGCGATACTATCTACGTATATAATGGATTGCTAGTAGCCGTTGCTGCTGATAAGGCAATTTATATGCTAGTTGATAAAGATAAAATTCTGGAAGCAGATTACTCCGGATGGAAACAAATGGACGTTGCTGCTGCACAGACAGTAGAGATTATTGACAATTTAAGTTCTTCTTCTACCACTGCTGCATTGTCAGCTAATCAAGGTAGAGTATTAGGACAGAGAGTTACTACCCTTGAGGGCAAAATTTCTTCTGTATATTCATACAAAGGCTCCAAAGCTACTTATGCAGAACTTCCTAGTAATGCAGCAGCAGGTGATGTATGGAATGTAGAGGAAGCTCATGACAATCATCCAGCTGGTACTAACTGGGCATGGACTGGTACAGCATGGGATGCTCTGGGTGGAGCTATTGACCTGTCTGCATACTACAATAAGACTCAAGCAGATGCTGCAATTGCAGCTGCTGTTGATGCAGAGAAGACTTTAAGAGAAGCAGCTGATACTGCATTAGACGGTAAAATTACTACTAATACTCAAGCTATTGCTAAGATTAATGGTAGTGCTAATGCTGAAGGTTCTCTAGCTAATACTCTGAAACAGGCTAAAGATTATGCAGATACTAAAGTTAGTAATGTTAGTAATTTAGTAGCTAATAAAGTTGATAAGGTAGAAGGTAGTACTCTGATTCCAAAAACTAAACTTGCACTTATTGACACTAACGCTTCAGATATTGATGCTCTAGAAGTTAGAGTTGCTGCTAACGAGGCTAAACTTGTTGGAATCACCACTACTGTAGTTTCGACAATTAATACAGCTATCGACGCAGCTATGGCTTGGCACGAAGTAACTGAATAAAACACATAATATATTAAAATGGAGAAAATGTTTGTACACGTAGCGAAGAAGTCCACATTTACCAGTGAACTACAAGAACAATACACCAATAGTATTGTTTTCATTAAAGATACACAGGAGATTTATACTCATGGAACGTTCTACGCTATTCCCGATTCTTACAAAGGCAAAATTACTTCATTGGAGAGTGCTGTGGCAGCTTTACAGGCTGCCAAGGCCTTCTCTAAAGTTTCTGACGGTACTAATGTTGCAGAGTCTCCTTCTCATGACGGAACTCTTAAATTCAACAAAGGCTCTAATGTAAATATCACTGTCGGAACAGATGGAGTAACAATTAGCGCTACAGATACTAAATACACACAAGGTTCTGGTATCTCTATTGAAGGTACTACAATTAATCACTCTAATTCAGTAACTGCTGGCACAGCTAAAGGTGATAATAGTAAGACATTAGCATTTGGTGGAACGTTTACTATTCCTAGCATTACTTATGATGCACAAGGACACGTTACAGCTAAAGGAACCACTACAATGACTATGCCAGCTGCTCCTTCATTTACTAACTGGCAAGCTAAGAATGTTGTTGGCGCTTCTGCTACAGCTACAGCTAATGCAGCAACTACTAATGCTACTACATTCTTGAACTTAATTGAGAATGGTGCAGTAAGAAGCTCACATCAAATTACTGGTACTGGTAAAGTAACAGTTACAGCTGATGCTACTGGTAAAGTAACAATTAATGGTGCTGCAACCACGGCTGCTTCTGGTTCTGCTAATGGTACTATTGCAATTGACGGAACTAATGTTGCTGTTAAAGGATTAGGTTCTGCTGCATATACAGCATCATCTGCATATGCAACTGCTGCTCAAGGTACTAAGGCTGATAATGCTGTTCCAAATACTAGAACTGTAAACGGACATGCACTTAGTGCTAATGTTACTGTTACTAAAGCTGATGTAGGCTTAGGTAACGTAACAAATGAATCTAAGGCTACAATGTTTACAAGCCCAGCGTTTACTGGAACTCCTACAGCTCCTACTGCTGCTGGTGGAACTAATACTACTCAAATTGCAACTACTGCATTTGTAATTAACGAGATTGGAAGTAAGATTTCTGCTGCTCAAGCACTTAGATTCAAAGGAACTATTGGCACAGACGGTGATGTAACTGAACTTCCAGCTAATCACACAGTTGGAGATACTTACGTAGTTAAGGCTACTGGTAACTTTGCGGGCGAAGGCTGTGAAGCAGGTGACATGATTATCTGTGTTAAATCTGGAACGACTGCTGCAAATGGTGACTGGTCAGTTATTCAGAGAAACTTAGACGGTGCTGTTACTGGCAAATCCCTAACTGCTAACGCAGTAATTTTAGGTAACGGTGGGTCTACTGTTAAAGCTCTAGCTAATGGTACTGCTGGATACGTACTGAAAGCCACTGCTAGTGGTCCTGCATGGCAAGCAGAGAAGGACACAGTTTATACTCACCCTGCTGGAGGTGCTCCTAGTAAAACTTCTGGATTCTATAAATTCAGCACAGATTCTACTAGCCACGTTGCTTCAGTAACCGCTGTTACTAAGGCTGATATTACAGCTTTGGGTATTCCAGGAGTTAATACTAATACTACTTATACATTTGCTAATGGTACAGCTGGTAGCTTTACTGTTACTCCTATTGGAGGTTCTAAACAAACAGTTAGTATTGGTAAACCTGCTACTGCTGGTGCAGCTGATACTGCTGCTAAATGGGCTACCGCTCGTACTATCACAGTTAGTGGTGGTGTAACTGGAAGTGTTTCTCTAGATGGTTCTGCTAATGCTACATTAGCTACTACTCTAACCAATCTATCTTCTAATAAGGTAACTGCAATGACTGGTTATACCAAACCGTCTGATACAGGTGCAATCGCTGCTGGTGATTCACTTAATGCTGCTATTGGTAAACTAGAAGCTGCATGGGATTGGGTTGAACTATAATATATGTACAAGAAGGAGGGAGTAGCATCCCTCCTTTATTTTATAATGATTAAAATTTAAGTGATATGGCAATTAATAAGAAATTAATTCACTTTAATAAGAAAGCTACTTTTAACTCGCAGAAGTTATCAGCCAATGATTCTAATACTCAATATCAGGTAGGAGGTACTGGAACTGTTCAGACTGGAGCTCCTGACATTAACTATCAATCAATAGTTTATATTAAAGATTCTAAAGAAATTTGGACTCACGGACAATTCTATGCTACTGCTGTAACATGGAGTACTATTACAGGCAAGCCCAGTTTTGCTACTGTAGCTACTTCTGGTAGTTATACTGACTTAACTAATAAACCTACAATTCCTACTAGTCTTCCCACTCCTAATTCTTTGACATTTACTGGAGCTACAACTGGTACTTGGAATGGTAGTGCTGCTAAAACTGTTAATATCCCAACTTATAGTAATGCGTCCACATCGTCATCCGGACTTATGTCAGCATCTGACAAGTCTAAATTAAATGGCATTGCTGGCGGGGCAGAAGTTAACCAAAACGCATTTAGTAATGTAGTTGTTGGAAGTACCACTATTGCAGCTGACAGTAAAACTGATACTTTGACCCTTACGGCTGGGTCAAACATAACTCTTACTCCTAATGCTACTAATGATAGTATTACCATTTCTGCAAGTGGTAGTTCTTACTCTCTACCAATAGCATCGAACAATACCCGTGGAGGTATCAAGTTATCAAGTAGCACACAGGGAGGAACTCCTAACGGAGTTACTACAACTCCAGGCAGAACATATGCTGTTCAGGTTAATAGTAATGAACAAGCAGTAGTAAATGTTCCTTGGACTGATACTAAATATACTCTTCCTACTGCTTCAGCATCTACTCTAGGTGGAGTAAAGGTTGGTAGTGGATTGAGCATCAGTAATGGAGTATTGTCTACCAGTGGTGGAGATGTTAAAATATATGAGACCACCATAAACTTTGAGGATATAATTAATAATAATAGGACTAAAATGACCTCAAGTGAAAAAAATGAAGTC